AGGTTAAATAACAACAAACTAAGTAGAATAATGTTAATTACGGGAACAATACGGTGATAATGGGAATACAATGATTTATTTGTATAATATAACGGAAATCTTAAAATAATCAAAAAAGATAGAGCTAAATAGATATTAGAAACTTGTAAAAATATACCAAATAAGAGCCAGATTATAAAAAGAGGCTTAAGGCTATAATAAACTAAATCTAATTTTTTATTATAGTCTCTAACTCTAATCGGTTCATCCAGCCTTTTATAATTATAGATATAGTAAGAATTAGAGAAAATGAAAAGTAGTGAAATAAGATTAAACATTATCATAAACTTTGATTCTTTTTAAATTTAATGAATTATTAAATTCAACCTCTGAGAGTCTTATATCGGATTCCACTTTTAATATTTGATAAATTGAATCGTCAACATAAACAGTTTCTTGCTTACCAACCGGTCGCTCGATGATATTTCTTTCTAAGTTTTGTAAAAAATTATTTCTAGAACTTAAAGAAATATGCAAAGAACAACCATCGGATTGAATAGATTTATCAACTAGAAAAATTTCCCAAAGTTGAATATAAACTTCTTTCATTTCATTATTTAATAATACTATATTATTAATTTAAAACTTTGTTGAATAAAAAAATAAAAAATATAAAAAAATATGAAAATTAAACTAGAATATATCTGGCTTGATGGAAACGAACCACAGAATTTAAGAAGTAAGACCAAAATTGTCGAATCAGATGGATTGGATAATAATATTGAACTATATCCAATGTGGTCTTTCGACGGAAGCTCCACAAACCAAGCAAAAGCAGGTCGTGGTGAAAACACAGACTGTCTACTTAAACCTATTTTTGTAGTAAGAGATCCGCTAAGAAGTGTTTACGATGATAAACTAGTACTTTGTGAAGTTTTGAATCCTGATGGAACCCCGCACATTTCAAATAAAAGGCGAAAGCTTTCAGAAACACTAGTAGAATTTAATATAAACGAAAATGTTGATAAAAAAGATTCTCACTGGTTTGGCTGGGAACAGGAGTATACATTGACGCATAAACCAAAAAGTCCATTCTCAGATGGAGTTGGCCTGCCTTTGGGATTCACAACAGATAATCCAGCAGAAATGCCAAGACCACAAGGTGATTACTACTGTGGAATTGGAGCCGATACAGTTATCGGCAGAGAGATTGTTGAAAATCATATGAATATGTGTTTGGAGATTGGTCTGGACATTTCTGGGATAAATGCTGAGGTTTTACTTGGACAGTGGGAATATCAAATAGGACCAGTCACTCCACTTAATGGTTCTGACCAACTCTGGATATCTCGTTATATCTTACAGAGAGTAGCTGAGAGATACAATGTAAATGTGTCATTACATCCTAAGCCTATTAAAGGAGACTGGAACGGCACCGGTTGTCATGTAAATTTCTCTACTAAGTCAATGAGAGAAAATGGCGGACTTGAAATTATCAAAGAGACTATGTCTAAATTGCAAACAAACCATATCAATCATATTGAAGTCTATGGGCTTTTCAATGAAGAAAGACTAACAGGTGAACACGAGACGTCTGGTATAAATGAATTCAGTTTCGGATATAGCACACGAGATACATCAATTCGTATACCAGCTCAATCTGTGATTGACAAAAAGGGATATTTTGAAGACAGAAGACCTGCTTCAAATTGTGACCCATACTTAGTCACTGATCGTATGATTAGAACTGTTTTTACAGATATTTAAATATTCTTTTTAGACTCCTCTAAATCATTTATTTTTTCAAAATCTTTGTGTAAATTAAATAAAAAACCTAATCAATTTTTTGATTAGGTTTGATTAGGCTGAGTTTTTGTCAGATTGAGTGTAGACCTTGTCCTTCATTAGACCCTTCAATAGATAGTAGCCTTATTTGATTATCGCTATCCCCTTTTTTAGAGTATATTTGGTTAAATCCTTTGGCTAAGCCGCGTTTAAATATCTCCGTGAAATAAGCAAATGCGTTGGTCGATTTTTCTTCATTGAAATTATACCAGTTTTGAAACATATCTAATAGACCAGATTGGTAACAATCTAATTTGTCGTCATTTGACCAGTATCTCATTTTTTTAACAGTTTTCTTTGCTAAGAGTTCTAGCATTTTTTCTGCATTTCTTGTTAGTCTTCCTTGTGATTTTGAAATAATGATTTCAATATATAATTCTTTATTATTAAGATACATACATGTTTTGATTTTTTTTAATCAGTTTTCAATTAAATTGATTTCATGTTTTATATAATTTTCAATACAAAGTTTCAATATTTCATTAGTTATATCGAAATATTTTACCGATAATGAAAAAGCCTCAAAAAAAATTTCGAGGCTTTTTTTTAAAATTTTATTGATTACAATTTAAATCTTTCTGTGTATTGCGTTTCTTTAATTGATAAAAGTTCTACTTCTAAAACTTTTGATCTTTTTTCCAAATTAGAAAGAGCGGTGTTAAGAACTTCAGACTCTCCGATTAGTTTGATTGAACTTTTAATCTTATCAATGTTGAATTTAACATCTTCTAATTTAAGTGTTACTTCTCTTTCTTTATCTTCAAGTTTTCTCTTAACAACTAACTCATTTGAAAGTTTGTCTTCAAAGAAATATGTTAAATCATAATTTAATTCATTCTTTATTTCATTAACAAGTTCTAGTGCAGATTCATATTTAAAGAATGAGTTTCCGTATCTTTCGTCACATCTATAAAGATAAATATTTTTCTTATAATTAAAAGCAAAGCATTCTAAATAAGGATTTATCAAATTTGTTACTCTTTTAACTACGTCTAATTCAACGAATTTATCTAAGTTTTCAGATACTGTTTGTAAAATTGGATAAAAGTTTTTGTTTACAATTGGAACAATAGGAGAAGAAAATAAAGATTCTAATGTAGTTTCTTCGTTTAATTCATCATCATTTACAAAAAGTAAACCTTTCTTTGAAACAGACATTCCTAGTGTCAAGTATTCAGATATTCTGAAGTTAATTCTATCTTCAACGATTGTAGCATAGTTCATAGCTGTTTGTAGAGTTCTTAAAGTAGTCATTTCGGATTCGTTTTTAACATTATTTTCTAAAAGAGTCTTTTCAATTGAATTTTCTGTTAAAAGAAACCAAGAATCTTTAATTAGAGCGATGTGACCATCTTCTACTGTTTCAACAATTGTATAAACTGATTCAGACTTTCCTCCACTCAAAAGATTTGCTCTTTTTTCAGGAGATTTTGTTAAATTATGAACAAACAATTTAATTTCCGGAACCCAGTCATACACAGAAAGTTCATTCAATATTTTTGAAAGTCTATCTTGATCAGAATCTAAATTAATTGTTTGTAAAATAACATTAATTGGTTGTCTGTAAAGCTCACCTTGATTTTTTGAATTAAGTACATTATACAAGTTTTTCAACTCATATAATAGCTCATAATTAGACATATCATCGTTTAGAGATTCAAGTAGAGACTTTACCGACTTGTCATAAGTATAAGGCTTTAATTTTTCGTTTAAAGACATAACGATGTTTTTTTCTGAATGTGCATTACACGCATTCATATGTCCTTCGACAATTTGACAAATTTCTTCTTGGTCTAATGTCAGACTTTTCTTGAAATTGAACAATTCTAATTTAAGATTCTTCATATTTACTCAAAATATTTTTTAGTTTAATACTCTATATATTATTACTTAAAAGTCAATTTTTTCCTTTTTTTATGATGGACAAACTTATGAATTTGGATTTGTTGGTGGATTCGAGCCCCCTTTTGGTGGAGTTGGATTACTACCGGCGTTTATATTATTCAATCTGGCATTTTTTTCTCTGGCTTGTAGAATATTATTGAACCATCTTGTTCTCTTAGGTGCTATCACGAAATAATCAGGATCGTTAAAAAGACTCGGATTTTTTCCCTTTTTTGGAAATTCTTCTGGGAAAACTGGAGGTATGTTTATACCGGTAGCACCAATAATTGGCGGAAATGGCGGTTGAACAAACGGAGGTTGAAGAGAACCATCATTTATTGGATATTGACCAACTGGGAAAAAAGCCGGCGGCTGACCGTTTGTTTCCTCAAGTGTAGAACCATCGCCATAGGTTCTTGTATAACCTTCCTGATTAATTCTATCTTTTCTCATTGCTGGGTAGTAAGTGTGGACCTCAAAAGAAACTTTTAGTGTTATTGAATTATCTGACGTCAGACTTTTCTCTCGAGATAACTGAATAGTATTTGTATCTGGCATCAGTATCATGGCATCTATATTCATAAAATTATATTCGAAATACATATATTTATACATCCAAAGTGTGTCCATGATAGCCTGTGAACACTTGAAAGTGTCTACTTCAGAAGACAATAATACAGTTAAGTCGTAATTTACAGTTATAGGAATGCTTCTAACTCTGGCTAAAATTTTTCTAATTTCTATTTCGTTTTCCACCACCATTCTTAGCCACACGTTTGGATTTGCAAATTCATCTGATCTTATATTAAATCCTGTCATCGTCAAATGGCCTCTTGGAATAATATCAGTATTTAATTCAACAAAACGATTTTCAGATACGATGTCATCACTAAATGAGTCTAGCAAAAACCTTTCATCACCGGTCAAAGAATAGTAAAAAGGCACGTTCACGTTTACATCACCTGAGCTAAATCGATTTACCCATTTTATTTGACCTTCAAAAGTGTCCAGCACGCAGACAGTAAGGTCTCTAAAAAAAACATCTTCAAAATTAAACCTTTCACCAATCATTGAACTATATATAATTTAAGACATCTTCTAACTTTAACTTTTGTAATTTATTTACATATAAACATTATGAGTTCAGTAAACCAATTACTTTTATGGGAAAAATGGAGACCAAAAACGATAGATGATATGGTTTTGTTGCCGAGAATTCGTGAATATTTCACAAATGGCGTGCCGAATAATTTTATATTTTATGGACACTATGGCTCAGGAAAAACGACTTTGGCTCGAATTCTTATAGGAAAATATGACAAAAGCAAACCACATCTTGAGTTGAATTCTTCACTATTCACATCAATAGATGTTTTAAGAAATAAAATTGACGATTTTTGCAAGTTTTCTTCTATTATGGATTCTGAATCAGATATGAAATATGTTTTTCTAGACGAGTTTGAAAGGGTATCTGCCCAGTTTCAAGACGCCTTTAAGGCATTCATTGAGAAATACAATAAAAATGTGAGATTTATAATAACCACTAATCACATTCATAAGATATCTGATGGTATAAAGTCTAGAATTCCTCAGATTAACTTTGACTGCCTCAATGTCGAAGAGGAAAAATATATTAAACAGAATATATTTCTGAGAATACGAGACGTTATTTTGCCTAATGAAAATAGAACTCTGCCAAAGGAACATATTGTAAACATAGTCAAAAAAAACTTCCCAGACTTAAGAAAAACAATAGTTCACTTACAGGATTTTTTGACAACCGGGTACCAAACTTCTATAGACACCGTGTCTAACCGATTAAAAGAAGAGTTATTCTCAGTCATATTCGACAATCAAAACGATTACGAAAAAATATACCATTTTGTTAATTCAAAATTTGGACCAGAAAAAATCGACGATATGTTAAATATTTTAGGAAAACCCTTTATAGACCATGCTATTGAAAGAGGTGTTAAAATAGATAAACTATTCCAGTGTAATTTTATTGTCTCTGAATATCACCCAAAAATCGAAACCTCATTGGATCCAATAGTTCTGGCGATGAGTGTAATTGGAAAACTACGAGAAGCGGTATCTGAGAGTTAGTATATTTATATATAACTTAATGGAATCAAGTTTTATAGATTTTTATATTAGATACAAAGGTCATCCTAAATTTCGAGACACTGAAATAATCGAAGATGATGTGGTGAGAGTTATCATACAGAAATGGGAAATGATTATATTCACTAATAAAGGTGATGTTCTGGCCAATCCTGAATTAGGTTCCGATTTAGTAGAGTTGCTACATGAAACCAGATTATCTGCCGAAGCAATACAATCTGATTTAATTGACCAGATACGCAAGTTCATACCGGAAATAAATGATATAGAATATTCGGTAGTAGTTGATTTTTTTGATCATCCAGAAAAACATGAAGAATATATGACAATAGACTTTACAGTAGCAGGATACGAGGTCAGTGCGGTGATAACATAATTTTTAATTAAAAGGGTTAGCAAAATAAACAAAAACTAATTTACAACCTCTTTGTAGTAAGATAAAAAGAGATATTAAAATTGATTTTATATATAGTTAATGGTTTGTATTAAAAAATTCGAAAAGTTTCAAAATGAATCTATATTAGTAATTGTAGATGTTCAAAAGTCATTTAAGAAGTTCTTTAGTGAAATGTATTTAAATGAGTTGAAAAAGTATTGTAATAACTTTACTGATGTTTATCAAATATTTGATAATCATGTTCATGGTAAGAATCCGGATAAAGATTATTTATATGACCATAATCCAGGTGTCCCAGATCATAATGATATTTATAATTTCCCAAATCAAAAGGATATTATTGAAAAAAGATATAACTATGATGTTGATGTTGAATTTTATAAAAAGATTCTAAGTAAAGAAGTTTATAGTAAAATAAGCAAAATGGAGGAAAAGAAGCAACTTAAAAGGGGTGATATGTTTCCTACTAAAGAAGGAACAGTTATTGTTTATATCGGGAATAATCACGTATGGTTCCATTGTCCTAAAAAGTTATATGATTTATTAGAAAGTTTGAAGGGGAAAAATGTGGAAATTGTGGGAGGTGCCTCGGAAGAATGTCTTTTAGATATTGTTACTACTGGTGAATCTCTAGGTGTAAAAATGAAAACTAATTTCAAATTTATCTGGTCTGCCAATCACTGCCCTATAAAATAAAGTTTGATTTACTATTTTTCTTTGAATTTGTTCTCCCTTACCATGTACAAATACTCTTCTGATCTGTCTATATTTATCAATTCTAGTGGAAACGACTCAATTTTTTTACCATCTGCTGAATCTATAATAACTCGGCCAAATAAATTAGAACCTGAAATGTATATTGAATCAAGTACACACATTTTGTTATCGAATTCTTGATTTATCGCTACTGGGATAAGAGGTCTTCTAATTCCGACTTTTGTGAAATCTAAAAGATTTATTTCTCTTCCACTAAAACTAAATATGCCACCTAGTTTAGCCCAGATTTGATATAAATTGCATTCACCTCTGCGTCCATTATTGACGAATTTTAAGGCGTCGATAAATGCTTCAAACAACTTAAGTCTTTTCATACTTAAGTATATATTATTCTTATATTTAAATAATTTAGTTATTATATAAAATATCAATCACTTCTCTATCAATAGGTGCATATTCTGTGTTACTATTTGAATTTTGATAGAAAATGCTTTCTGGATATTTTTCTGAATCATTAAAAAATCCTATGATTGATCTCAAAGCCAACCAGTTGATTATTTTTTTCATATCCTTTTATTATTTATTAGATATTATTAAAAATCAACTAGTTTATACTTTCTGTAAAAAATTTATTAAACTTTAACTCGTTTGGTTCAAATATTACTCAGCTGGAAGTTCTTCGGTTCCTTCTTCTTTAGACTGACCTTCTTCTTCTTTAGACTGACCTTCTTCGGCATTTGGCTCTTCGAATTCTTTGTCTTCTGGCTTCACCTGTGATTGAGATTGGCTTTGAGCTTGACCTTGAGCTGGCTCTTCAGTCTTTTCAGGAGCCTCTTCAGTTTCAGGAGCCTCTTCAGTTTCAGGAGCCTCTTCAGTTGATTGAATTTGAACTTGGTCTTGTGGCCCTCCCATTAAAATGTTCGACGGTATTTTTTCAATATCCAGATTGTTTAAGTTAATATACTTAATGATTTCTTCTGCGATATCGACATCTCCGAAAAATTGTCTCAGGTTTTTTCCGGTTGTATCTTTTACCTTTTTAACATAAGCGTTAATCAAAGACTGTGGTATATCAACCATGGTTTTTACTTTATATACATCATTCACTTCGATAACAGATTCTTTGATTATTTCTTCTCTGTTTTTTCTGATACGATAACTTTCAAATGTTCTAATGTGTTTCATTTTCTATTTGTAATTTTTTTATGTTTTATATATTAAATAAAAAAATCAATTTTATTTCAATGCAAAATACATAAAAGTAGTAGCTAAAACTCCAAGTATACCAGCCCCATAGGTTATATTTCTTTTCCTTTTAACCGTTTTTAGTTCATCTTTTAGTGTCAATATTTGATCCTCTTTTAGTTTTATTTGAGAATCACAGTCGGTATTATTTGTTTCGCAATTGGTAATTTGCTGTTTAAGATTTTCAATTTGAGAATTTTTATCCACTATTTGACTCTTTAGCAGATCGGAACCCGAGTTAAGTAGTTTATTTTGGTTTTCAAGTTCATTAATGACTTTGATATATTTTAGGTTCAAACTATCACATTCTGTTCCTGCTTTTTCTAATAATTTGATAATTTCTAGGTTATTGTCTATTTTCTGAGCCTGTTCATAAGAAAAAATAACAATTTTTTTCCCAGTGGAGTCTGTCGATAATTTTGGGTAGTCTTTCTGACCAACGCAAATAAAACTCAAAGCCATCAAAACTATTGTAAATATCTTTCTCATATTATTTTAATTTTTCTTTTAATGATTCAATTAGATCATCATCTTCTCTCTTAATTGGATTTTTCTTTAAGTCTTCAACCCTTTTTCTAGTCTTTGTTAATTCAGTTTTCATATTACTGAGATCTTTTTTAGATTGAGACAAATCGATTTTAGCTTGAGATAGTTGATATTCTATTGATTGTATTTTTGAATCCCTTTGGTCAATTTTATTTTGATAATCATTGAAATTATCTTTTAACATGATATTTACTTGATCCAATGAATCTCTACTTTTTTGAAGATTTTTATATTCCGTTTTGAGCCTTTTAAGTTCTCTTTTAGAAGCTGAATCGGTGCCTTTAAGATACCACATTGAAAAGAAAACAATGCAAAACAATAGTAGTAATAAAATTAAACCAGTCTTTAAATCAATTTTTATAGACATAAACATTCTTTTTTTATTATATATACAAAAAAGATTCTCTTTTTTTAAATAAAAATTTATATGAACTATAAACGACTAGTTTCTTTTGATTTTGATGATACTCTTTGTCTTACTCCGACAGAAGAAAGCGGTAGAAGAGTCTGGAGAGAGAAAATGATCACTCGATACCCAGATAACCCCGAAAAATGGAACTGGCCTTATACCGGTTGGTGGTCAAAACCTGAAAGCTTAGATTTATCGGTGTTTGACATACCGGTAAATGAATGGGTTTATCAAAAATATTTAGATGAGGTTTCAAAAGATTCTACCTATTTAATAATGGCGACCGGTAGAATTGAACCCCTAAGAAAACAAGTTCAGTTAATTTTAGATAGTCATAATTTGTCATTTGATGAAATATATCTTAATTTTGGGACAGATACGTTTTTATTTAAAACACGTCTTTTTGAAAATCTAATAGAAAGGATTAAACCTGAAATATTTGTGATGTATGATGATAGGCGAGAACATCTACCGAGGTTTGAAGAATGGGCTTTGTCTCAGAATTGCCAAGTCACTATTGTTGACGTGGTCACTAAAATAACTAAAACTTTTAATAAATTTAATATATAAAAAAGTATGGAAACGATAACAAAAAAGAAATCACAAAGCAAAGTAGACGAGATACTTTCTAAGCCTTATCGATTAGTTTTACACAATGATGACTACAATACCTTCGATCATGTCATTAATTCTTTGATGAAATACTGTGGACATGAATATGAACAAGCTAACCAATGCGCACATATTGTTCATTTCAAGGGTAAGTGTGATGTAAAATATGGAGACTTTGATACAATCTCAGAAATGAAGTCTAAATTAAGAAATAGCGGTCTTTCTGCAACCATGGAAGCCAATTCTTAATCCCTTTTATACCAGTTATTGATATTGGAGTGACTCATAGATTTTTTTAATTTAATTGCATTTTTAGTCTCTATAAATGTTGAATAATCAACACCTTCTACAAAGTCAATTTTTTTAAGAATTTCATTAATGTAGTCTAACGTTGCTCTGTCTAGATTTTTTGATGCCCACTCATCCACAGTTTCTCTAAATTCTGGTTTTTTGAACATTGAAGTTGCGTTAACTATCGTCATAACACAATCGTCATGTCCATGGTCTGCTGCATATCTTGTATTTCCGGCGGTAGTTGTGTGCTTGACGAAAGTTGTTATTTCCCTAATAGTGTCTTCATTATTTATGTAAAATGATTTTGACAACATAAGGTCCTGATAGTCTTTGACTAAGATATTTTTATTCTCACCGACCTTGAGACCTACTTTTTCTTCATTTGAATCAATTCTGTGTTTATATCTTACAAAAATCGAAGAACCGTAATCATTATTTCCTTCAAAGACATGGGGCATTTCTGCAAGTAGTGTATTACCGTAATTGTTTAACTCTAAAACAATCTTGACATTTTCTGGATTAAAAAAATCAAAAGCTATCAAGTAAAGTAATTCTGAAAGCTGTTTTATTGAAACGATATTGCTTCGGTAAATTCCAATTTGTTCTAATCTAAAAAAATCGACAATAGATTCGTATTTAGCCTTTTGGAGTTCTACTAAATCAGTTGGTTTTACACCGACTTTGAATATGTTAATAACCGAGTAGTCTTGACCTAGACCCTCGGCTAAGTCAACGGATATTACAATTTTGTAATCCTTTCTTTTGATTGGTAAGTAAAGTTCTTCATCATCTATCCATTTTAAGTCTGAATAGTCAAACTTAATCCTTTTGTCAAATTCAGTAATCTCCTCAAAAATATAATTTTTCTTACTCCTTAATAGATCATCAATAATGGATTCATTTAATAAGGATTTAGATTCGTTTATAAACCTTAGACCATATTCTTGATTAAAAGCGTCTTCGCCTCCAATATCCTTGATAGCTTCTTCTTTCCAGGTAGTGACTTCTGAAATCGACCTAATTGAAATTTCTCTGTTCTCGATCTTTATCATAGTTGATTTTACTTCGTCATCAGAGCAGTGCTCATTATTATAAACACAAATGATGTCTTTTTGTAAATCAGAATTCCAAATAATTTCTACTTTTGTCCGCATTTCAAATTTTTCCCTACATTGTTCTAACACATCTTCTTTTGTTAATTTGTTATCCCATAGTTTATGTGAATTTAATCTAATGTAGGTAACGAACCTACCAGGAACTTGGTACCAATAAACTCGCATTGGTTTATAGTTGTTTTTTTGCGGATCACCTTCTGGTCTTTCAGCATCTGTAAGTAGCCTGTGAAATAGATTCATTCCATTTGGAGTTGATGTTATAATTATTTTTGAGTTCTGAACCGCCGCTGTAGTTGGAAAAGCCGCCGTGTAGTATGGTTCAATGATATTTGATGGAATATGGGCAAACTCATCCAGATAGAGCACGTCAATGGTAAAACCAATCGCTGGTGTTTTTGTTCTAGCTGAAGTTTTGATACGACAACCGTTTTCAAAAGTTAAAGATTTTTGATTCCAAGTTTTGACTCCAGGTTTTAGAAAAAACGGCAGTAGTGAATAAATTGATTTGATTTTGTCAACAATCTCGACAGCTGTATCACCTTTGTTTGCTACTATCATTATGTTTTTGTCATTATCAAATAGTATTTTATGTAACATGAAAATTGCCGATGATATGGTATTATGTGAAAGTATGCCATTTGTGTAAAATCTGTGGTTTTGATGATTAACGGTTGCGTCAAACATAGATGATTTAAATTTATCCCTCTTTAAAGATATTACTCTTTGTAATCCTGACTCTGTTTGTATTATGTCACCCACATCCAAATCTTTTACAAATACTTCATTATAGCTTTTATCAAAGACTATATGATTATCAGCACATGACAATTCATAACCATCTGTTTTAAGAACATAATGTCTATATGGTTGGGTTATATGCAAATCCGTTAATTTTTCATATCCTTTATCAGTTTTAACTCCAAATCCCAAAACATTAATAGAATTTAGTATTTTTTTATTGATGTCATCCTCATCTAGTGATAAATTACTTAGTTCTACACCCTCAATAAGAGTTATTAAAAACTTTATCATCCTTATTAAAACAGATTTAATCATATTTTATATATAGATTATGATGTCTTCTGAATATACAACCATATATGTAAATAAGTACAATCAAAAGATTTAAATATTTTTTAAATAATTATAATGTCAATCGGGTTATTAGTTATGCAGACCGTGACTGGTCGAAGGCAATCTATATAAAAAATCAGGATTCAAAAAAGTTAGTTCTATAATTGAATAAACTAATTACATACCTAATTCAGATATTTTAATATTCTCATCTACTGTCATCTTCCTTTGTTTATTCTCAGTATTATCATGATAATAAGTATTGTTCAGAGGTTTTCTAATCTGTATAGATAGTCATATAATTTAATCTTAATTTTTTCTAAAATTGTAAGCTTTCTTTCTTTGGAAACCATTGAATAATAGAGCTTACCTATTCTAACATCATATCGTATATCATCTTTTTCAATCGATATTATTGTATTAAAATAAAAGCATTTTCCAACTTGCCGGCTCGCCATTATTATATTAAATCGACTATTTACCAAATTATCAAGTATTTCATTTTGATAATCTCTAAGACTTATATTACCAACTGAACCATCTTCTCTTTTCACTTTGCAGTATTTTTCTACAAAGTAGTGTATATCTAAGGCGCAGTTTATATACTCCTGTTGTTCATCTTGTGTCATCTTGAATGCCACACCCGCTCTTCTTACGCCTACTTCACTTTTTAGCCAGGGATTTTGATATCTTTTAATGACAATACCATCATTAATCTTATCTGTCGATTCATTCACGACAGTGGTGGTAAATATCATTTGCCTTTCTAATTCTTCATTTGGTTTTGCCATCGCAGAGACTTTATTTTTAATATATATTGTAAAAAACCGCCTTTATGTCAAAGTCCGAAAATGAAAGAAATAGATTACAAGATGAATTTGAACAAATTCAGTCTGAGGGGACCGACTTTGATATTTCAAAACACCTAGCAAAACCGGAAGATCTTCCTAATTTAGGAGAAATTGAAATCTATGACTACGATTCTGACTTAACTACTTCTTCTCAACAATCAATGGGTGTTTTAGAGTCACTGGTCGATCTTTATCTAAGCGATATACCACAGTTAAAAGACCATCCCTACATCAAAAACAAAATGAAAGAAGATGCTATGGTTTATGCCGAGGCAATATTTTTGACTAAAATGACTAGAAAAAACTTCCTATCACAACTTAGGCAAATAGATAACGGTGATAATTCAGCTAGAATGCACGAGGTTGTCAACCAAACTATTGGTCAAATACGAGAAAATGCTAAATTCCTTTCAGGTCAAAGAACCGATTTAGAAAAGTTTTATAAAACACTTAGAAAAGATATGGGATATAACGAAATTGAAAATCCTGATATAAAAACAGATGAAGCTGACGGACAGTCAGCTAAAGATGGTGTGATAACAAGCAACAGGGATTTAAATGAGTTGATTAAAAAAGCTATGCTAAATAAAGATAGTGATAAAAGAGGTTAGGCTCTCCATCTAAAACTCTCAAAAGATTTTACTAAATTATATAGGCTAACTTTTGTCTCAAACTTTACAAAGGGGTTGCTTAGATTGTAGGTTACAAAGTTTGAAAGTAATTTTATTTCTGAGTTATCAACTCTAGTCTTAATATCATCCTTAATTGAATCGGTTGAATTATCATAAAGATTTTTTAAGAGATTGTTTATACTTTTTGAAAAATCAATTGATTTAAGGTCGCTGTCGTAATAGGTAATGGTTTTATACTGTTGAATTTGATTATCTGTAAATTTATCATCATCGGTTTTATATCCAACTAAGTGCTGTATCAAAAGTTTGTTCTTAGATTCAACTATTTTGTCTTCATCTCTATTGAAAAAAGTTTCTGATAAAGCATAGTGTCCAAATAACTCCACACCAATTGATTCTAGATAACTTTTCACCTTTTGTATAATTTTTTCGTAGTTTCTAAGTGTATTTTTTGAACAAATCAGATAAATATGACCGGTGTAATTTTTACAATCGATTAGGTGCTCTTTGAAGATATGATATTCTAAACTATCAATTACTTCTGGGTCATTAAATTCTTTCATTGAAAAAGCAAGGGCGGTTATATCAACCGAGTTTTTTTTACAAGCTGATTTTATTAGATTATAAGTCTCTTCGCTAATCCATTGATTCTTGCCTGATATGTTAAGCTCTACACCTTTGGTTTTGAAAATTCCAGTTTGTATCAAATTAAATTCAGATTCGCTAAGTTTGATTAAAGGTCTATTGGGATATTTTTTTGAAACAACCCAAACCTTACTTTCTACTTTTATTATAGAATCAATATCAAAAAAAAGAGCATTCATTGTCTGTAGTTTTTAACTTTGTGTTTAATTTGGTGATATCTCATGTTTGGGTAATCTTTTGGATATTCTCTATCAATCCATTCAACGCCACCACTCAATTCTGAGTTGAAACTATTACATTTTTTACACACCTGTGGCGGGACTTTTGATTCTCCTTCGTCGATCATGTCATTTTCTGTATAGAAAAACGTAGCTTTACACCAAGGATTTCTACAAACCGTTGATAAGTTCTCCATAATTTAATATATATTAATTAAATTTTTAGAGTATTAGTAAATAATTTCTTTACTTAATGCCCAATCATATAGAATTGGTAAATTAGTATATTGAGTAAAGCCTTCTTTGATATCGGATAGTTTTTTAGAATTTTTGATAATTTTTAAAATCAATAGACCAAACTCCTGTTGAAAATCTAAATGACACTCGCACCACGGAATTTTATAGTTGTTCAACATTTTCCACTCTGTTGGGCCTCCAGTGAGCCAGTATAGCGTCTTAGCTGGTATTACATCGTTGTTTTTGTTTTGTATATCTAAATCCCAGATTTTTGAGTCCGATTCTCCATAAAACATTAAAATCGCAACGCCTTCACCTAAGTCATTTGTTATTTCTGAACCGATTTCAAAGACATAACCATCTGTTGTTTGGTTAATAGTGGTTTTTGTATTTTGATAGAGAATCGTGTGACATTCATCGGTCAATAATTTTTTTCGTTTCATAGTGAATAAATTATTTTTTGGACCGTTGATTGGGTTATGTTTATTTTCTTTTTAACGTAAATACGTTTTTTGATATTTCAATTTTCTGATAAATATCATCATCGAATAAACCATCACCCCAGATACCATTTATCCAGTTACCCCTAAAGTCACCGTTTAAGAAAATACCGAAGTTCCAATCGCCGGTTAAGTATAGTCCAGAATGCCAGATAACTGTATTCTTTTCAATCTCAATACATGATCCTTCACATTCTGAATCAATAAGCCAATAAAGTTCTAGTTTTCTGAGTACGTCTAAAATATCTTTTTTTGATTTTAGTGTCTTTTTATTAAAGACCAGTTCTGAAATACCCATTACATAGTAATAATTTTATACGATATATATACAAAAAAAATTGATTAAAAAAAACAAACTTTGGATTTTTCTTAAATTTTTAGAACTTGTTATTAATTTTTTTTTGAATTATTAAAAACCATATCATAGATAAAAAACAGCCTAATTTTTTTAATATATAATTAAAATTTTTTTAAAATTGCCAACATGAAATACCTCAAAAAAAGAGATAACTATCTACAAAATTTACACGAAAGAAGACAATTTGAATCTTATAAAAAAACACAACATTTAAACGAGGCGTTTAAAAATGAAATTACCTGGGGTGATTCACTTGTTGGTAGATTAATAAA